AGTATCACATTTAAAACGAGGATCATCCGATCAAAACCATGAAGAAGGTGCACGTGTTACACTCGGACAACTTAGAGGAAGTGCGGCAATCGCTCAGCTTAGCGATGCAGTTATTGGACTCGAAAGAGATCAACAGAGTGAAGCTAAACACTCTGATACAACTGTTAGAGTTCTCAAGAATCGCTACTCTGGGGAAACAGGCGTTGCTTGTCGATTAACTTATGACTTATCCACTTGTAAATTCAATGAAACAGCAGAATTTGACGCAACAACAGATTTCTAAACCTAATCCTCCTAGTGCAGAGGCAGTTAAACGTGCACAATTTGTAGACAAAACTTACCACTGGAAAAATGCTGATCTTCGATCTGGAGACAAACGGCCTGCTAAATGATGCTACCAAAATCCACTGTCTTTGCATCTACGACACCAACACTGAGAAAACGATGGTCTTTAATGATCAATCGTTTACGTCAGCGACAGAGAGACCAGCGTCGGAACCTATTGTCCGCGGTATCCAATACCTCGAAGACGCTGATTATATTATTGGCCATAACATTATTAATTATGACCTTAGTATCATCAATAAGTTTTATCCATGGTTTAGACGTATTGGTGATTGCTTGGATACTCTTTTGCTTAGCCGTCTTTATCACCCGAACATGATAGAGATTGATAAACAAAAGACTTGGAATGGTATGCCACTCAAATTGTACGGATCACATTCACTAGCTGCTTGGGGTTATCGCCTTAACGAAGCTAAAGGTGATTATTGCAAGGACGCTGATTGGCAAGAATGGTCTCCAGAAATGGAAGACTACATGATACAAGATGTTATTGTTACAAGAAAACTTTGGACACACTTCCAACCATACCTAAATGGATTACGCTAGAACATGAGGCAGCAGAAATCCTCACACAACAAGAACTACATGGATGGTATTTTGATGAACGCGCTGCATGGCAACTTGCATCAACTCTCAGACAAGAGCTTGAAGAAACTTATCAATTACTACGTGACAGGCATCCTTACGTTGCCGGACCAGTATTTACTCCTAAGCGAGATAATCGGACCCAAGGCTATGTCAAAGACGCTCCACTTACACGCCTTAAAGAATTAAATCCTACATCACGAGATCATATAGCATGGATCCTGCAAACATTTCATGGTTGGAATCCGAACCAGATGACACCTACTGGGAAGCCTATTATCGACGAACCGATACTGAAGGAGATAGGGACAGAGACTGCCCTTGCATTCCTGCGGATTTTGACGATAACGAAGATGCTTGGAATGATATCCGAAGGCGCGAACGCGTGGCTGAAGCTATCTACGACTGCTAATAGAATTCATCATCATTGTTCTGTTGCTACTTCAACTTTTAGATGTGCCCATCGAAACCCAAATTTAGCCCAAGTACCTAGTGACCCACGATTTAGAGAACTTTTCTTACCATCTCCGGGTCAAGTCATGGTCGCTGCTGATTTGTCTGGGATTGAGTTACGTATGTTGTCTCATTTCCTTGCCAGATATGATGATGGACGGTATGCAGATATCCTCCTCAACGGAGATATACACCAAGTAAATGCTGACAAGATAGGAATATCTAGGAAGCTTGTGAAAACTGTAACCTATGCCTTCCTGTATGGCGCAGGTGACGAAAAAATTGGACACAGCTATGACAAACTTCTTTCATCCAAAGATGCCAAGAAAAAAGGTAAGGAAATCAGAGCGGCATATATTGACGCGATTGATGGACTCGATAAACTCCTGGCATCTATCAAGACAGCTTCAGAAAGAGGATATATCAAAGCTATCGATGGTAGAAAAATTATGGTGGATAGCCCACATAAAGCGTTAAACTACTGCCTTCAGGGTAATTCGGCCATCCTGGCAAAACGTTGGATGGTAATCAACCAACAAAACATAAAAGAATTAAAATTATGTTGTTCTCAATTAGCTTTTATACATGACGAATTGCAATTCGAGTGTTCCCCTGAACAGACAGCTGACTTATCAACATCCTTGGTATTTAGCAGTCTCGCAGCTGGAGAATACTACAACCTCAGAATCAAAATCGACGCCGAAGCAAAAATCGGAAACAACTGGAGTGAAACCCACTAATGAGAAGTAAATCAATGATGGGAGTACTAACCGTAGTCCCGTTTACATCAAAGAAAACCCGTCAGGGTAACGGCTTGCATAGTAAGCCACGTAAAGGTAAGAAGAAATATAGAGGCCAAGGTAAATGAAGTTATTTGTTGACGCAGATTACATCGTTTATAAAGCTTGCGCTGGTGCAGAGTCTGACCTAGACTTTGGTGATGATGTAATTGTAGTTGTCAGCAAATTTAGTGAAGCATACGCAGCAGTTAAACGTGAACTCAATAAAATTAAAAATAAGTTCATGTGGGATGTACCAGAAATTGTTCTGTTCTTTAGTGATAGTTCTAACTTTCGTAAAGAAATCATGCCAGCTTATAAAGGTCACCGCAATCGTAAGAAACCTTGTGGATATAAACGTGTTATCAATGCTTTAAAAGATGAATACGAAGTAGTAATACTACCGACTCTTGAAGCTGATGATAGTATGGGCATCTACGCTACTAAATATCCTGGTAATGTTATCGTCAGTCCAGACAAGGACATGCGACAGATACCTGGAAGGCTCTACAACATGGATGAAATCGTGAATGTGGAAGAGGCAGAAGGACAACGCTGGCACCTGATACAGGCGCTTGCAGGAGATCAAACTGACGGCTATGCTGGCGTGCCTGGCATAGGAATCAAACGAGCAGTAGCTTTGTTTGAAGATAAAGGTTATACTTGGAAAACAGTTGTTGATGCATTTGCTGAGAAGGATCTTAGTGAAGACATTGCACTACAAAACGCAAGACTTGCAAAGATCCTTACCACAGATGATTATGACTGGAGAGCAAAACAACCCATACTCTTTTCCCCCTCCTCCGATTACAGAGTTGACAGTGGAACAGGACTTCAAGATACGAAGGCTTGAAGATTTACTGCCAAAAGCTGATAAAACTGATATTATTACTTTATTTATGGCGCTACAACGTCAGAACTTTGCCTTAGCTAACACCGTATCCAATCTAGTAAAACAATGGCCGACTCACCCACTTATTACACCAGAGGTAAGATTGAATGTTGGGATTTCATCAGAGACCAACAACTAAATTACCATCTTGGTAATGCAGTAAAATATATCTGCCGTGCTGGTTATAAAGATAGTGCGGTTTCTGATCTAAAAAAAGCAATCCACTATCTAGAAAATGAACTTGAAAACACACGTGCCGACTCTACTGGACCAAGCGAAAGAGTTCCGAACCGCTTACTCGATCTTGGATTCGATGAATGGACGACTGACTCAGAAATCTTTGATCGATGAAGAGTGGTCAGAATTTCATGAAGCTTTTCATTTTAAAGATGAACACGAACAATTAAAAGAGCTTTGTGATCTTGTCTATGTGTGTTATCAGTTTGCTGCTAACAACGGTTGGGATCTAGATGAAGCTATGGATCGTGTCCATAAATCAAACATGTCCAAACTAGATGAGAATGGACAGCCTATTTACCGCGCAGACGGTAAGGTCTTAAAAGGACCAAACTACAAACCTCCAAACCTAACTGATCTACTCAATGTCTAACTATATCTCCCGCACAGGTCGGGTTCAATCATGGATCGATGATCCTACACATCGCTTACCCGTATCATGCACAGTTATGGTCGTGGAAAATGAAATGGAAGGTCCAAATGGTATTGAGGCCAGCTGGAGGTTTGCTAGTCATGCCCTTAGGTATGGCGCAGGTTGTGCTATTCACCTAGACAAACTTGACCCTAAAGGTTACGTTCGTAAGTCAGGTGTCACAGCTTCTGGTCCTGTAAGTTTTGGTAAAATTTATAGTAGTTTAAATGAAATACTACGTAGAGGCGGGGTGTACAAAAATGGTGCAATTGTTCTGCATATTTCCCTCAATCACCCCGATGCTCTTGACTTTATTACTACTTCTAGATCCGAACTACCTTGGGTCAAACGATGTATCAACATCACTGAAGAGTGGTGGAAGGATTGTACGTTTAAGGAACAACTATTATTTGGAATCAAATCCGGTGACATCTGGTTAAACAAAGTAAAGTATGACAATGAAGGAAACCGCATCAGAGGTAACGTCTGTCTCGAAGTATACCTGCCATCACGAGGTACCTGTCTATTACAGCATATCAATCTTGGAGCCTGTGAGTTCGACGACATCCCACGAGCATTTGTTGAAGGTATGTCCGAGTTGTGCAGCCTACATAGTAGGACAGCTGTCGGAGATTCTGGAGAATACCTCCCGCCTGAAATTGATAGACAAGTGGGACTCGGCATGCTTGGGCTCGCAAATCTCCTACGGCGGTACGGAGTAACATACGATCAATTTGGTCGTGCATTAGAACAGTACAACAACAACGAAACTATTCGCTCGGCAGCTTATGAACTTGTCTCTCAAATTGCTTCAGGAATTAACCAAGCAGCCACAATCGCTCGCGAGTATAATATGGTTCGAGCCTTTGCTATCGCTCCAACCGCCAGTTGCAGTTATAGAAGCGTGGATCTGGATGGCTATACTAGCACACCAGAAATCGCTCCACCTATCTCGAAGACAGTCGATCGCGACTCGGGTACTTTCGGAGTACAAACTTACAACTATGGTGACGTAGAGATTGCGTCAGAAGTAGGTTGGGATAATTATAAAAGAGTTGCAGATGGCATCATGACGATGCTTGATCGCACAGGACTTCTTCATGGATACAGTTTCAACTCTTGGAGTGATTCAGTAACCTACGATAATGAATTCGTGGAAGAGTGGCTTCGGTCTCCGCAAACAAGCCTCTATTATTCACTACAAGTGATGAGTGATACACAAGATAAATCTAGTGCATATGCTGCATTAGATGAATCAGAAGTAGACAACTATTTGGAGGACATTTTAAATGAAGAAATTACATGCGATTGTCAAGAATGAACCCTTACGAAAAACTACTGAACAGAAAAAGAAAATGGACACCAGTCCAGACAACTGCCGGATTATGCAAGGCAGGGGCGGAAGAGACGGTACACCGTGCTCTTGCGTTGCGACATATGGAACTACCTGTGGGAGATTTTATCCGTGATGGATTGGCTACCGACGTACCAAA